CTGAGGGAAACTGTATCGCGTTTGCATCCCAGGAAGGACCCTTTTTTTATTTTACGTTTTGATTTCAATATTTCTGTTATTCGCTGCACTTTGGACACTTTCTATGTTATTTCAATAGGTTATATAATAATTTCAGGTGTTGCATATATATAAGTTGTTGATATTATTCGATTTGGTTGTTTTATTAACCCTAAAAAAGGCCGAAAACCTGCAAAAGTATGCAATGGACTGCAATGAAAATTGCATAGTCTGCAACTAAGTGCCAATTGATTGCATAGTATAGGCTGCAATTCGTTGTATGATAATGGTTCTATTTTTAAAGCTTTTCCTTTTGATATCAACATATTATATTGACCTGCAATCATTGCAGTTTTGCTGTTGAAAAGTGTATTGATAATGCCTTTTTACTTGACACTATTGAATGGACTTAGCTTTTAACACTGGTATTTGTGGAATGACTATTTTTTTATAAGGTTTATATTTCTGCATGATCCAATATATGATACGGGTTCTTATTGCTGGATCATATTTATTGAGGATTGTGCAGATATCTTTCATGTCATCAATCTCTGTATCCATTGCTTCGCTCATAGTTTCCTCCTTTCAAGCCACTTGTCTTATGTATTTCAGGGTTAGTTTTCCGCTGGGCCTTATTGCGATGACTTTATACAAACCGCCTTCTATGTTTATTCTCATTCCGTTTTTGATCCTGAATTCCTTTGGTTCTGGAACTTTAGAGGCGGGAGGATTAGGCCATGGTCGGGGCCTTTCCACTTTCTCTATTAGCGGCACGGCACCTTTACCTGGAACAGTTTTACTATGCTCTGGCATTCTTTCTTAATTCCTCCACCTTCTAAATCTATCGCCCGCCTGTTTTATGCGGGCGATCCAGGTTGAATTGGCTGCGTTTTCCTGTAGTATGGCCGCTGCCTGGACATATTTCTCGGTTGTTGCGACTGTCTCATGGCCAAGCCGGATCTGGACCTCCTTGATCGACACACCATCCTCAATCAGTTTGACCGCCGTGGTATGTCGCCATAGGTGCGGATTAACATGTTCAATCCTTAGTTTTGTCCCATAACGGGCCAGGAGTTTATAAAGACCGTTCGGGGTTATTCGTTTAAAATGTTTCCCAATGATCGCGGGGAATGCAATCTGTGAGCCCTGGCCATTTCTCTTTTCCATATACCGGCCCCATGCCCATTTTGTCGGGCCTTTTTGTTCAACAGTGACCCGGCGTTCTTTCCTGCCCTTCCCTTTCACGTTTATAAACATCCTTCGGCTTGCGCCCCATCCATCCTCGAAGATATCCTCAATATCCAAGTTACATAATTCCTCGGCCCTGAGCCCATGAAGCAGAAACAGCATAATCACATAATCCCTGCAACCACGTACGGTCTTAAGGTCCGGCGCCCTAAGCATTGCCGAAAGATCATCTTCCGGGATGATCTTTGGAATCCGCTTCTCCCTTTTGACCGGCATTAAATACTTAAGTGGGTTTTCATTAAGCTGTAATCCGCCATGACCGCTAATGGCCAGAAAGTTATAAAAATTCTTGAGCGTAAAAAACACGCCCTCCATTGTCGTCCGGCTGTTCCCATTGGAATAAAGATCCAGCAGGTATGTCTGGATATGCTCCTGTTTAATACCTGCCGGATCTGGAAAATGTTTTAGGTATCTTTCAACCCGCATACCATAACACCGGATTGTCTTATCTGAATATTGCTTGGCCAAAAGCCAGTTTTTATATTGCGTTAATATTTCCAATGTCCTCTACCAACTTACCTAATTTCTTAAATTGGTCTGTTCTCTCCCATGCAACCCATTCTGCTTTCAGGTTTTCATGGGCCTGTTCGCTATCCCTGGCATACGACTTTGCGCCTTCTTGTTTCATGACTTTTTCAGCGTACGCCCAGGGGTTCTTGATCTTATGCCAATTAGCAAGCATCGACTCAAGGGTTTTGAGAATAGCCTGCGGGTGTCCCTTGTTATTGACCTGGCGCTGGATGAATTTATAAGGCTCAAATCTTGTTTTACCATTAGACCCTTTCCTGACTCTTTTGGTGATATTATCGCATAAGGCCAGGATAGGCTGTAATTGGTTATCTTCCAATTTCTCAGAAAAGTGTTTTGACTTTGGAGGGGCAGCCGGTGACGGCTGCTTATCTACGTTAGTAGATAAGCTATTAAGGGAATCAGGAATCATAATATCAGGAATCATAATATCAGACGGATTAGAACGTTCCTTGGTTATACTTTGTTCACTCCTTGGTGTGTCATTAGTAACACCTTGGTTATAAGTTATTTGACCTTTAGTTGGAGCCGGTATGTCCGAAGCCTTCTCATTAGGGTGTGGGCGCTGGTGTTTTAAGAAGTTCACGACCTGAATATATTTATTATTATCAATAACATAACGTAATACAAAACCGTTTTGCTGGAGGTTATTTAAAAAACTATCAACATCACAGTCGTCATAAGGTAGAATTTCTGCCTTTATCCTTTTTGGTCGATCTTTAAGGCGTCCTTTACGGTCTGCGAGGCACCAAAGGCCCTCATACAAGATGCGACCCAATGGATTTATTTCAGCAAGCGTATCATTCTTAAAAAAACCTGGTTTAATATTCCGGCTTCTCATATTGGCTCCTTAATTCTTTGGTTAATTTATTTATTATATATTGGTCGGTATCATTTCTTTGGTTCGTAATTAGTGATGTTCCTAACAGGACCGTCCCACCCCACATAATTACCGATAACTTTTCGTATCAGTGATGAAATATTTTCATCTTCTTCGGTTGCTACAACCCTTATTCTATCTAAAAACTCTTTTGGAAAATCTATTTTGTGCGATTTTAGGTGTGGATTTTTAGGGCTTGGCATAACTACAATTCCTCTCTTTATATGTTGCTTAATAAAAATCAATAATAATAGGTTTTCTTTTCAGGCTTTTAATCCATCTTTTAAGGGCCTCTAAAGTAAGGTGTTCAAGATTAGGCGGTTTAACCTTAATCCTGATATGAATACCTTTTATTATCTCTTCTGCTTCTTCTCGAGTCATGATGTTCCCCTTTCAGAGATAAGCCTTTCAAGATGATCAAAAAGCTCATCTCCGATAGCCTCCCTCAAGGTTCTTTCCTGTTCTTACGGACCCCACTCTTCCCAGGGCGGGAGTTTCCTTTGGTACATATCCTGATAATCCCCTATTTCATCCGGCTTTTTGTTCGGCATTTTGTGGACCTGGAAAACGTAAGATTTGATCTTTATGAACAACCCTGTTGATCGGCTTTATAGTCCAGGACTTATCCTGAGATTGCACTACCTTACGGACCGGAATCTCAAACTTACCTCTTTTATTACCAGTCCGGATCTCACGGAATGTCTCAAAAGGCCGATACTTACCATTGATATTTACAAACCCGCACTGTGTCATAGTTCATTTTCCCCCTTTAGCCACCTTAATCCCTTTGATTATTAGTTCATCTTTATTCACGGCCAAATATGGATATTTACCCTGTACCAAAATAAGCGGCCTTTCTTTGGTCTGCATGTGTGCAACAATCTGTTGCAGAGACCTAATCTCCTGGGCCTGCCTATAATCAAAAAGGCAAAACCATGTCAGGAGCACAATAATTGCCAGGCCCATGAAGTATATTACGGTGTCTTTGTTCATCATAATCTTTAACTAACCCTTAGCGCCTTTGCGCCTTTGCGTGAGGCTGCCTTTTCTTTATTCATCCCAACCCCGCCCTCTCAATAATCCAACTGGGGATTGCCGCTTCCATGACGGGTTCGCCGTTTTCTTGATATTTATCCAACCTCAATAAATATTTTGGAACCCACAGATCCTTTTCCCCGTTATCGGTTTTCAATAATAGATATATCCCCTCTTTAGTCTCCCTAATTATTTCTATAACCCTGAAAAAGTCCCTGGGTTCATATAGGTTGCATGGGGGTTTGCCTTTTTTCATTTTTTAGTGCCTAACGTAGAAGTCAGGCGCCAGCGTAGCTGGTCGGCTGCACTGACTGGTTAGCTGAATTCTAAAATATCATCAAAGTCAGGATGTAATAACGTGCCAGTTTCCCTACCTTTAAAAGCAATTATTTTTGGGAAAGGAAAGTCCTTAAAAAAACAGAAATTACTAAAAACAGGATCAAACCATTCATCTGTTAATTTAATTTGTCCACTATCCCATTCTTCAACTGTAATCATTTTATTTCCTTTCAGCTAACCATTAAATGTTATGAGTTTATTCAATGATATCAGCTAAGCGGGCGTCCTTTATAGCCCCTGAATCTCTTTATCAACCCCGGAAAACAAATCATAAATCACATATACAACGGCAATGAATGCTCCGGTAACAAGTACCGGTCCAAACCAAAACCAGTTCTTATTGATAAGCATAATTACTGTTTCCATAATCTTCTCCCTTTATGGTTTCCCAAATTCGCAATTTTAGGTCTTTTGGTATTCTGCTTTCAGGGCATACTCCCCTCTCAACATTCGACAGGTAGCTGGAGTTTGTCCCGACAAGGTGGGCAAATTTTATTTGAGTAATATTCTTCTGCTTTCTAAAAAATTTAATAGCGTTCATAAGGCGGGACTTATCTTGATATACTTCACGCTCACCATTGACAAACCGCCTGACCTTCTCAGGATTGAGGTTAAATAACTCACAAACCCATAAGAAGGACGCTGGTGTGTTTCTTTCGCTCTCAAACCATTCAAGGGCATTCTTGATGGTTATTTCATCGCTTCTGCTACACCTCGGTGTCCTCGTAGCATCCTGAACCGCCTGCCAAAGGACCATGAGCCAGAGAAATCTATCAGGGCAATGGGGTTTATATCCTGTTATCTGTACCGGGAAGTGCTTCATTTTAAAAAATTGTCCTCTTACACAACCCCTCTTTTAATTTATGGCAATAATAACAAAGCTCGTCTTTAGTAGCTGCCTGATTGCATCGGCCTCGAAGCGTGCCGCCTTTGCATTGAGGTAAGCCAAGCTTTAAAAAAACAGGCTCATTTATCCATTTAGTAAGGCGCTTATTATTAAGGGTCCCGGTGAGTTTATTTTTTGTCATTCTTCTTGACCTTTTTATCCGCCGTACGTCTGGAGGACGCCTCTTTAATCTTTTCCCGCCGTGTCTTTTTCCGCCGGCCCTTACGTCTGCCCATCTAATACTCCACCTTTTGATTTATAAACTGCTCAAGGTATGCCTGTAATTCAACACAGGCCTTTATCAGGTCCCTGTTTTCCTTCAGGCACTTCTTAGCCTCATTGGTTGTTACAACCCCATCCTCCATGGCAGCCGCTATCTCCTTAATGTTCTCACCAAACTCCTTGGCTATTTTGGAAACATAATGCATAACCGGCTGCATGTTCTTACGCTCTGCCCCTGGAAGCTCAAAGGCAACGCGATTAAAGAACTCCTCAATCGTGTCTAAGGGTCGTGTGTCGTGGGACTTCTTCAAGATCAGGATCGCATCAAGAAGGCCAAGCTTAAAGCCATGCTGTTGTGTGAGTTCGTTTCTTAGGGTTGATTCGCCCTTGCCAAGTTCAAAGGCCATGGCCTTGAGCGGGTAGGATTTTGCGGCAATGTCAATAAGGTCGATCAGGTCGTAAAGCTTTTCCAGCTTAGTCATAAGCTCCTCCATGAGCAATAAAGTTTGAAACCATCATTTCTTCTTTGTCTTCTTTGAATTACCATTCTTCTTAAACTCAAGGCCCCAATCAGACCAGTCTGTCCTGATTGAACTGGCCTTGGTGGGCACCAGGGCCTCAAGCCTTGCTTCTAAGGTGTTCAGATCCCCGTTAATCTGCTGCCGGATACGGTAGATGCTCTGTTTTAATAGGCTGACTTCTTGAAGTTCACTCTGTCTCATTAGTTAAGACTCACGAACCACCAGAAAAGGATGGTATCTGAAACACGGTAATTAAAATATGTATAAGCAGGCATGGCTATTACTCTGGAAAAAGCTCTTTAACTTTGAGGCCCAGGCTCTTTGAAACAAGCTTCATGGCCGTTTTGCTGCGTCTAACACCCGTTATAGCGTGAGAGATGCTTTGCCAGGATATCCCTCCGTTTGATTTTGCAAGTTTTGACATTTCAATGTCATTCAGTTGCAAAAGAGACCTGCGGATTAATGGCAAAGAAAAACCGAGGGATTGAAGCATCTCAAAGGCCGCTCGGTTTCTATTTTTATGGATTTTTAGTTGTATTATCTGAGACAATTTGTTACTTGATAGTCTTGAAAATAAATTCATCATCAATCCTATTTACAATATATTGGGGTTTAATATTCTTAAAGCGCAATATATTGTGTTTTGTTTAACTCATTGGGGCTATAAATTTATTGTATGAGTATTGATTAATACGTTTTATTGATTGAGTGTGGTTCATTATACATATTATGATGTATATGTCAAGAAAAAAATGATGTATATCGCAAATAAATGTGAAAAAAGTTTAATTGAGCTTGCCAAGTTATTGAATATTCGTATTTTTCACGGATGGAAAAAAGAGCTTGGGAACAAATTAGGGGTTAATCCTTTATTATTAACAACGTGGATTAGAAGAAATGACATCCCTAAAAAACGCCGTGATCAGATCGCCAGGGATGGTATACCGGAAGAAAAATGGTGGACAGAGAATGAGCCATATCCAGAAACATTGGAACATATCATGGCCCTAAGCCCTGAAGAATATCATTTAATAGAAGAGGTGCGGGAGTTTGGCGATAAAACCATAAAGATATTTCAAAAGATTTTCAGAATAACTAAGGCTGACCCTTATCAATTAGGGAAATTTGAAGGTTACTTGGACAACATTATTGAGCAATGTATTGAGATAAAAAAAAAGAAATGCCAGCGTTAAGGCTGGTCAAAGGATAGGAGGGAATTATGAAAAAGGATATGCTCTGCACAAATTGCGGTTTACAGGGAAAACCAAAGCTTAAAACAAAAGGGTCAATTCTGATCGAAATAATTTTATGGATCTGTTTTATTGTCCCAGGCCTTATTTATTCAATATGGAGACATACGACTCGATATAAAGCCTGTCCTTCTTGTGCCGCACAAAATATGATTCCATTGGACAGCCCAAGGGCACGCGAGATGCTTGCAAAAAAATAAAGAGGAGGGAATTATGAAAAAAGTTACTCTATTTACAGCAATAATATTGACCATGATCTTTCTCATGGGATGCGCAACTTCCCCTCCGGGAATTGGAAAAGACGCTGGCCCATATCCAGATAATTACAAAGAGCTCGTAATTGGTTACTTAAGGCCCATGTTATATGACCCATATTCCCTTAAAATTGAAAGGCTTGACCCACCAAAACAGATTACTATTAATAGGGCCGGTTGTCTATCGCCTATAAAAGCAGGGGACAGCGTATGGAGCGGTCATTTTATTTATAACGCAAAGAACAGGCTTGGTGGGTATGTAGGGTTTCAACATAAAGTATATATGATCCAAAACGGAAGATTGATTAAACTTGGTCCAGCGGGATTACATAAAATAGATTAACTGGGTCAACACATAAAAATGGCAGTAACTCAACTTAAAGATGGGCGGTGGATTTGTTATTACCGGGTGCCTTGTGGGGATCCACGCAAGAGCCGTATCAAAAAAGAATATTTCGGTCGGGGTCCAGAGGCCGAGAAAGCGGCCCGAAAACGTCATGATGAATTGGGCCTAAAAAAAAGACGCCCTGCCCGCGGTTCACGTGGTCCAAAATTTTCAGCATTGGCCTATTCATACGCTGATAACAAAAACTTCTCCCGAAACTCAAAAGACCTTTTATCCACCCGCCTAAGAAGTAGCATCCTTCCTCATCTTGGAAACTTTTCAGGCATCCAGATCAAGTTTCAGGACCTTGATAATTATGTCAAAAAAAGACGGCGGGACCGTGTCAAGGATTCAACCATCTCAAGGGAATTGACAGACATCAAAGCGATCCTTAACTGGAGCGTTGCAAGACAACTGCTTGAATTCAACCCTGTCCGGGATTACAAAAAACCCGCGGAAAACAACGCCCTTATAATCCCGCCCAACACCGAAGAAATATCAAAGATATTGAAACATGCCAGCCCGCACCTTGTCAGGGCAATAATGCTTTCCTATTACCTTGGCCTTCGGCCCGGGGCCGTTGAACTTCTGCGGATCACATGGTCGGAAATTTTGTGGGAATCACAGTCCATCTTGATCAAATCAGCAGACAAAGGCGGCCCAAAAAACCGCCTCGTACCAATCCATGATGATTTCCTTCCCATATTGACAAAATGGCACGCTGAGGACAAGAAGAGAGGATATCTAATACACTTCCATGGCCAACCCATTAAAAGCATCAAAAAGGCATGGAGAGGAGCTTTGAGGAGGGCAAAAATTAAGAGGCGCTTACGACCCTATGACCTGAGACATTGGTTTATCACAAAGGCCCTTGAGGAAGGGGCGGACCTTAAGGCACTTTCTGAGATCGTGGGGTCCCGCCCGGAAACCATCATGAAACATTATCAGCATGTCACATCAGAGGTCCACCGCAAAACCGTAGCTAAGATCCCTGGGCTCCCACCTATTTTTGAAAAGAAATAAAAATGCTTTAATTTTTACCTATAGTTTGGTATCTATATTTATTAGCCAAACAAAAGGGGGAAAAATGATGTGGGTTAATATCACTAAGATTGAGCAACATGGCCGGTATGAAGTCCAAATGAACACAGAAACCAGCAAAATTCGTTACCGAGAAATTTATGGTACCGCCCAAGGTGAATGGAGACAAGGCGACCCGCCGGAGGTTAACAAGGGTATGAACGCAGACGCCAAAACTACCGGCATCTGAACGAAAATAGGTGCGGGCGCTGGAAAATCAAATATGCTGAAAATATCCCCAAAAAAAGCAAAAAGCCGATTCAAAGAATCGGCTCTAAGTGATTGATTTTACTTGGTAGGCACGATGGGATTTGAACCCATGACCCCTACCGTGTCAGGGGCAAGTGCTGGGTTTAGAGCCCCATAAAACCTGATTATTTTTTGCGAATTTTGGGGATATTTCGATGTATGTCCAATATATATCCCCAGGGGTCAATTTTGCATTAAAACAGGTTATATTTCATAGTCGGGTTTGTCAAGGATTCGTTGAGTTTATTTTAAAATGCCATCATATATGACAGAGTATGCCTTCCATCTTATCCATTCATCGGCGAGGGTGTCCGGGTTGGTCGATGCCCACCATCTATGTCTTGCTACTATCTTCCATAAATAATAGGCTACTACCTCAGAGCACACGCCACGGCCCAGGAAATGAAGTTTTGCCAATGGCGGGAACAGGTGAAGAAATAGCCTGTAGATAGGATATCCCTCGCCCTCGAACTCCCTCCGTAATGCTTCGATAGCCTTTTCATGCAGTTCAGGGGTTAGGTTATCATACCTTGCGATTATGATTCGTTGTCCTGTATATGCTTCGAATAGGTTCTGTGTCGAAAGGGTTCCTTTGCCTATTGCCTCAAGGGTGGTTCCTTCAGGGTCAAGGATCAGACCTGCATGACTATAAATTGAGGCATGATCTTTTGACCAGAACTTTTGAAGGGCATTGATTAGCCTGCTGATAATTCCCTTCCCCTGGACAGCAAAGAAGTCTCCTGCTTTTAGGTCAATCATTTCTGTCTATTCCTCAATTTTTCCTGAAGGCGTCCCAAATCCTGAACAAACCCGTCAAACTCAGGGTCTTTGTCTGCGGTTTCAATCAGTACGCTAATATTGTGCTCGCTGATGTTTAATGGAGGGGGGCAATTACTTGCCCTTCCCCCGCAGGCGGTCAATAAGAGTAGGCCTGTCAACATCGCCAGCAGCATCAATCTCTTGATCTTTTTTAAGGGTTTCAACATCGGCCTCTGCGCTCTTCCTTTTTTCAAGTTCCTTGCCGAGGGTTATATAGACAAGCCTGTCCATGATTTTTATGAGCAGGCTTGCTATTGTACTCCCTATTGTCGTCCAGGTCATTTTTTCGCATCCTCTTTTTTATCAGGAAAGAATGCTCCAATAAGGCCCGCAATCGCCAAACCTGCGGGGGCAATCGCTGCAAGTTGATCAGGGTTAAGCCCGCATCCAATGGATGTTAGGATTAATGTGATCCCTGTCCACGTGCTGTTTTCTTTAAAACGATTAAATAGGTATTTCATTTTCCATTCTCCTTGTCTTAAATTGTTATTTAGTATGTGACCTCTGAATTATTAGGCTGCCAGTTCATATCATTCATGTCGCCATTATTGATCAGGCCGTCACCGCCGATCGTGCTTGTTGTGTTACCATCACCAATGGTTACGATTCCGCTTGTGTCATCAATGCTTGTCGTAGTTGTTGTGGTCGTGGTTGTGGTAGTACTACCTGCATTTTCAAACATATCAGATACGGCTTCAGCGACAAAGTAGATGCCGAGGACTGATCCAATGGTATTGACCGCTGAAATGATCGGAGCTACCCATTCACTTTTTCTGACCTGCTCAATCTTGACAGTATCTTTCGGCATGTTCACGACAAGCGTGATAGGTTTCCCCCCGCTATCTGTGAATGATATGTTCACCATTGGCTTTTCATTGGCCTGGAGCCTAGCAACCTCGGTTTGTGCCGCCACATATTCGCCGTAGTGCTTACTGGCTGTGCAACCGCTGATTGCTATGAAAAACAATAGTGCTGTTATTAGTGCTGTTTTTTTCATGGTACACCTCCATATTTTTATAGTAACCCTGGAAACTTATAAGACTTATCAAGGCTTCTCTTGGCTGCCACAAAGATCAGGCCAATCAAGCAGATAAAGACCAGGACCAATAATATATTGAGTATTGTTTCCATATTATTTTAATAAGTAAAGGTACTTACCGCTTTCCCTGCGCCAGATCTGGGTTTTGTTTTTAGGGCGTATATCTACATGGAATCCTATTGGCAATGTTTTGCCGTTCCACTTCCAATCGTAATAAACCCCTATCCCTGTAAAGCCTTGTTTAAGTACTAAATAAAATTGCCACCTTGAGTTTTCCTCTGTGTCAAAATGAAAATCACACGCCTTGCACCCATTGGCCTTTAGATGATAGGAATTATCAGAATGACCATGCTTACCATCTATGTCTATGCAACCGCCCACCGCCCAATGGGTGACAATAGGCCAGCCCGTAAATTCCCTTAGCTGTTCGAGTTTCAGGAGTAATACTCCGTCAACAAGCTCTCCTGATCCCAGATGTTTGGGGTCGTCGAATTCTTGTGGCCTAAAATGTTTTACATGCTTCCAGTGGATCATTTAGGCGCCTTTCTTTATCAACCACACAAAGATTCCCAAAAGAGCCAAACTGATTGAACCCAACCACCACCAGGCCCGACTAATTGATGCTTTATTTAGCGCTGCACGAGTGACGAGACCCTCGCCATTGCTCCCCTTTACTATGCTTAGGATCTCTCTGGTTATCACCGTATTTTGCTCTATTTGTTGACCCAACAAAGCAGTGCTTTTATCAAGATTGGCGAATGTTCTCTGGCACTCTAAATTTACTTCTTTAGTCATAATAAAACCTGTTGTGGTAGTGGTTATTTATTCTTATCTATATCGGCCTGGTTTGATTTTTTTATCGTCTTTTTGAGTTTCCATAGTTTATTGAGATCAACAATAATTTGACTGATGCAAGCTGCCAGCAAAATATCTATTACAATGAATAGTACAAAATAGATCATTCATTCTCATTTAATCACTCAAATCCATTTATACTGCCAATATTTCTTCTGCTCTGCCAGGGTCAATCGCCCCTGCCGTTTCAAGATTATTGACAAAAGTTATAAGTCTACTGTCCAATAGATTAACCTCTGTGCTAATTTGTAGGCGGTATAAGAATCTCTTGACTAAGGCATTACCAGAAGCTATCAAAGTATCCTGTTCTGCTGATGTAAACCTTTCCCAGAAATCTACTGTTGGAATATTTACAACTGTGGGTTCTGGTATCGGCATATCCTCAAACTCTGTACCTGTCCATCTCTTACCCAAAAGCGAAGAATCATAGGATAATATCTCAATCATCTTAGGGTCGATCACCTCCCCAGCAAGATCGGATACACCAGTGACAATATCATCGTCATTTATTTGTGCGTAATACATAATTGTTCTCCTATTTTAATAAAATTCAATTACTTCCCATGCTACAACTCTGGGATAAGTGGTCTCTTCTTTAGTTAATGTGATCGTAGTAGTATTAGTAAGATAGGCTCTTGCACCATCAATACCTCCTGTCGAACCTGAACAACTTATTGACAGAAACGACTTCGCCAAAACTACCGCTGCAATGGTTACAGTATCAGATGCAGAACCACCGGCTATGCTCTTTTCTCCTCGCTGTACCGATTTTATTCCACTTCCAAATAGTCCCATAATTAATCTCCTTTATTCGTCATAATTCCAAGGGCCTTGCATTTCAGTTATTACCCATTCAGTACCAGACCAGTTGCACCAGACATAACGGCCAACTACGTTGATTCTAATATATCCATTAGCAGCCCCTTGTTCTGCCCCATATCTAAAGTTCTCACCATTGGTAGCAAGAAATTGCAGGTATTGAGCAACTGTAACAAGTCCACCGAAGGAATAATTAGCTGCCCCTGCTGGTAGTGTTAGGATTACTTCTCCCGATGCACCAGTATTGGTGAAAAGTGTAAATCCTGTAAGATCAGCAGCTAACACATTATAATTTGATGATTTTGCTAATAATTTTTGCGCTGTAAGGCGAATGAATGCTGAACCGTTCCATTCGTATATTAGACTATCCGTTGTATTATAAATAACCGTACCCGTCTCAATGGTGTACGTTGCGGAGCTGGGATTTGCTGCATAGATATTGCCCGACATCACCCGCCATTTTGAGTTGCCGTCATCCCAGGTGTATCGATTGCCGGAATCGGCGCATATCTTCATTTCGCCGTCTGTAGCGCCTGTACCAAGGTTGGCCTCGCTTGCTATCAGTGTGACAACAACACCGCCCTCCCCATGGGTATGATCGGCCCCTGCCTTGCCATCAATGGCATCCACCCATGCGTCCATTGCGGAATTGCATTCGTTTTCAAAGGATTCTGAACCGCGATCTATTGTTGATACTTTTATCATTTTAAACTACCTCCTCCCACTTAACATCCAATATTGAATGATCAGGGTATCCGTGTGTTCCGCTTGGCAGGCCCTCAAGGGCTGCAAAGACAGTCCAGAAATGATTTTCAAGATCAGATATCTGCCATAATTGAGGGGTCTCTCCAAATTGGAGGGCCAGGTTTCTCATGAATAGAAAAAAAGAGGCATCTCTTGCCAGGGTTGCTGACGCCTCAAATACATTCACTATGTCGCCCAGCTCATAGTACCTGGCGCCGTTGTTGTACTTGTCTTTTACTGAAAAATCCTTCAGGCCGTGCTTGACTCCCGAGTGCGGGTTCTTAAAGCCATAGGTAAACCCTGCCCTTGCTATGCCTGCGTGAATGTCTGTGCCTGCGGATTCCGTATCAAGGTCTAAATCAATCGTGTGGACGCCTGCCTGGTAGGTGTACGGAATTATTAGGCTCGTAAATGAGTAATATCCAAGGTTGGTTATAAACTCTAACAGGTTTGATATGCCGGTCATGTCGTATGACGCTGACTCTATGGTTGCACCAAGGGCATCTTTTAATGTAAAGTCAATTGCCTGTGCGTTTGTGTTTGCAATTCCAACGGCTGAGGCCCCGCCATACATGGTGAAGGTGAGCTTGGCATCCTGAGAAGTGCCCTTCCAGAGATTTTTCGGCGAATCATCAAGCAGATTTTCAACCTCAAACCCTGCGGCCTCTTCATCTGCCACAAGGGTGTTGATTCTGATAGGGTATATTACTTTCATGACGTTAAACTCATTCCCCCTTCGCCTTCGACCTCTATGTATTCGTCGAATAGTTTATATTTCAATATCCTTGCCCTGATCCAGGCATCGGTATCCTGGACAAGCTTGTCATCTGTCCATGTTATTTTCTGGCCCGGCAAAGGTATGGCTGACAGGTCCCTGAGAGGGATCGTCACCGTTGCCCTTGGCATATTGAGGGTTGCGATTATGTCGTCAAGCGCAGTGTTTACGTTTGCCTCTGTTGTGTGATATTGCGTGATTGAGATCTCTTTTCCGTATGTATAGGCAGATGTCCTTGAAAAATCACCGGACCTTGCAATGGCAACGGGCTTAAACCTTGAATATGCGGGCGACATGTATTTATAGCCAAGGGCTATTGGCGTGCCATTGTCTTTTTTCATGTCTATCAGATAAGCAGTATCGCCGATAATATAGGGCATATGAGAATAAAAAGCGGCTATTGCAGAGGCCAGGTCTATTGCAAGCTGGTCTCCGCTTACCGTATAGGTCACATTAGGCGAGACGGTTCGGGCATAGGTCGTGTCCACGGAATTGATTTCCGCTATGCTTGTCAGAATGGCCGTGATTACATTATTTAAGGTGTCGTTATAGGCTGTTGCGTCTGCGATTTCTTCGTCATAATCAGGGCCGTAAAGGTTGTAAAAGACACCCTTCTTGGTATATTTGGAGATGTGCGCCATGCCGATCAGCATGGAGTTTGCCGCTGCCTCTGTTGTGAGGGTATGCTTTATTTCAATGGCACCGCTTACAGGCGGGGGCCAGTCGGCTGAAAACCCTGACGGCTTAAACTCCATCTCTCCGGTCTTTAAGGGGCAATACCCGCCATAATCCGTTTCAATTACCCTCTGAAGCGTGCCGAAACTCTTGACCATCTGCTTCCACTTATGGGTCAGGGCAAGATATTCTTTTGACCAATATTGAGGCGTGCCGTTTAAGTCAAATGTAACCAATATCATCAGGTTAGTCTCCTTGATCCGACGCCTTCGTCTTCTGCACGAACCCGGATCTCGTCGGCCCTTTCGTCAATGTGGGTGTTAAGCTGATCATTGCCGATATAGACACTATGTTTTGTCGGTTTGGAGAGGATAGCCCTTAACAGGCTGTTCTGTTCCCGTAATTCTGCCAATTCTGCGCTCCGATTGCTGCCGCCGTCGCTTATTTCCGGCATAATCAATGATGGAGAAGACAGCATATCACTCGTATTTATTGACCCATGCAAAGGAGTTATTTTCTCAGTTCCATGCAGCCACGCCCAGTAACCGCTTTCCGGCCCTGAAGCAATACCTCCATGCTGGAAACCGCCTTCTGGAATAACCTGATTATAATAAACATCAATGATTTTATCATTAAACTGATAACTATTAAGATTATCGAATGCATCTCTACCGGATGCCGCCATACTGTCCATAGTTTCATTCATTGTCTCACTTACATTGGACGCCGCCGCCTCCGCTGCTGAAACATAACTATTATAATATTCTGTTATCCAAACACTACCGGCAGCAGACATCTCTTCTGTGCCACTCACATAAGCCGTTACCCAATCTTGTTGTTGTGCAGTCAAGTCAGACGTGCCTGCCGCAATATTAGCGAAGGCGTCGAGCATCATTTGTTCCATAGTCATTATATCATTTTCAGCATTCACTCGCCATTCGCCGGAGGCATCTGAGAGATATTCATAGTTACCCTGTAAGCTTTCAAATGCCGCATTCGCTTGATCTGTCATACCTTCATAATATGTAGTCATAGTGCCAAGCATATTCATGGCCCATTCTTGCTCGGCCTCACTTAACTGATCCCAGCTTCCTATCTGTGCATCATAAAAATCCTGGGCAGCCTGTGACCATCCCTCTGTCCAGCCTTCTATACCGCCAAGTGATGCCATAACCCATTCTTGCTCGGCCTGAGTTAGGTCTGCATAACCTTCGTTAGCCATGTCAAAAAATGTCTTCGCGAGATCGGTGGTAGCGGTTGCCTCATATGCCTCAAGCATTGCCATGGTATAGGTTTTCTCTGCTTCGGTGAATGTTGCCATTGCATCATCTACTGCGGAGGCAAATCTTTCCTCTGCTTCTTCAAGATCATAGTAAAATTCATTCTCACTTGCCCACCAATCCTCTGCCCAACTAAACCCAAACTCTTGCTCTGACATTTCACCAAAAGACTTCATAGTCGTATCAATAGCGCTTTGGAGGTTTTGTGCACCAGTTACCCCTGCCTGCCAAAAGGATTCATTAAATGGAGAAGATGCATCTCCCGCTATGTATTCAAACCATGTCTGGTATCTTTCCTGAACATCCTCGACTGACTCACCATGCAATGCAGCGAGTTCTGTCCAGGCGTCCCAGCTAAGTGCATTTTCATCCATAGCAACTATTGTAGCCAGGAATAATTCATAACCTTCCTCTTCCCCTAAACCAGTGGCAAAAGACTGTGCGCCTTGAAAAATCGTACCGGCCTGAGCAGATGCATCTTGAGCATAAAATGTATCATACCAATGCTGTATACGTTCATATTTATCCTCTAAATCAGATGCCCATTGTTCGCTCATTAGATAGGCAGCAGCGGCATATATTGCGCCTCCTGCAACACCGGCATAAGCCCCGCTCATTGTTAATCCGCCTGTTGACGCTCCGGTATAACCAAATCCGGCAGATCCTCCTCCCATTGCTGCGGAAGTACCTGAAGCAGTACCTGCGGCAGCACCTGCGGCCGGGGCAGCCTCATATGCTGGCGCTGCTTCGTAAGCCCATTCTGCTGGAATAACATCACTATATGCAGCAGAGCCAGAATAAGCCGCCTCATATGCTGGTGCTGGGTCATACGTGTAATTATAAATATCGGGTACTGCAGCCCCTGCTGTCGTTCCTCCTCCTGATGTTAAAAGTCCACCTTCTCCTGTCAATCCTACTGCCTCCCCAAGTGAGCTTAAAAGCCCGCCCGACCCAGTTAGGCCAATGGCATCAGTTACATATTCTACAGCAGAACTCAAAAGAGAGCTTGTGCTACTTGTTCCAAACACCAAGTCTGACAATTCCATCAAGGCCCACTCAACGAGTAAATCAGCTATAAAATCGCAAAAGGCAGCAAGCATGCTATCCAGCATGTCATCCCAGAGATCGCTCAGGCTATCGTATTCGCCTTGGAAGTAATCTGAGATATTTGATTTGAAATCTGATTTTATTTGGTCGAATGCATCGTATGAGGCATTTTCAATATACTTGGCCCACTCATCCCAATCCTTTTTATTGTCTTCAAGCCAGGTCTCAAATCCTTTAAAAAATGCCTCGTAAACATTAGTGACCTTTCCGGTATCCTTATCAAAATAATCTTCGGTAACTCCCAATATCTCAATGCACATCTTTTTCTGTTCTTTTTCTGTTGCATTGATGTATTTATCCTGTTCGGTGAGAAGATCGCTCAAGAGCTTTGTATCTTCTGAAAGGATTTCAGCATAAAGCTTTTTCATGAACGCCAGATATTCGTTATGCGCTGCCTCTGCTTTAATGACACCTGCTTCCCAATCAACGGCGTATTGTTCGGCTGTTCCTTTGGTGGAGACCTTGATTTCCTCATTTACTGTCTTGATTGTTTCGCCCGCCTCTGTCTGCTTGATTTCAACTTCGCTTATCTTGTCTCTCCAGCCTTTTAACGTCTCAACAGTATCCTTGTATGACTGGTCAGTATCCAGGGCATCTTTGATGACATTCTCCGTGGCTGCCCTGCTAACCTCGGCCATGACATTGATCTCGTTCTGCATTTCTTTGAAGGGGTTAGATCCGATGACCCCTATCTCTACCAGCCAGTCAAGGAGCATGTTGAAGGGCTCGAAAAGCAGCATCAGGCCGTCGTAAAGCAGTTTCACGGAATCAATTATTAATTCAATAGCAACTGTGCCTGCGATCTTGACCCCGTTCCATGCGTTTGATAACACATTTAATATTTCTATAAGGAGTATTACAGCATCAAAAACATAGAGAATCCCGTCTTTTACAAGATTCATTAAATATTCTCTATTATTTTTTATTGACGTTCCCCATTCTTCAAATTGTTTTTCAGCCATTTTAACAAGGTCAATGAAAAAGTCACTTTTAGTTATTACAAAACCAAGTTCTTCTTTCATATCACCTAAAGCATTTTTTGCTGATTTTACCGCTCCCCCAAAAGTATCTTTTGCTGCAGTAGCAGCACCACCAAATTGTGATTCAAGCTCTTTAAGTATAATATTTTGAGCTCCCATTACATCACCAGCTTCCCATAATTCCTTAATCATATCTTTTTGTGTATCAGTGAATTGTACTCCTGCCCTGGTCATAGCACTAAGGTTTGCAATAGGGTCATTCATAGCTTTACCAATCATTACCATAGAACTTTTTAAATCCTGTTGCATAACTTCAGACATGTCTAAGGCCGCCTGGGTAGCACGCTCAAAACCTTCTCCTCGAATTTGTTTAAAGGTCGCAAGAATAGACATTCCAGCAATTATGACTTCATCACCAGTAGTAGTTGTTTTCTGGAAGGCGGCCGCCATTTTGTATAATTCATCGGCACTATAACCCGCCGATTGACCTGTAGCCTTGATTACCGCCTCCAGGCGTTTCTCCGCTGCTTCCTGGGCATTAGCTGCTGATACTACCTCGTTCGTTACTTTCGTAAAGGCATAGGTCACCGCGGTGGCCATTGCAGCGGCGGCAATGCCAACGGCCTTGAAATTTATGCTGCTGAGTGATTTGTTCCAGGTGTTGCTTAGCTTTGTGGATGTTTCCATGGACGCGTTGGAATGGCCTTTAATCTTGTTAAAGGCGCTCTCAACGCTCTTATCAAACTTGTTGATTGTGGCAGTGCCTTTGTCATCAACATCAAGGGTTATGGTTACTTTATTTTTTGCCATGCCTTAATACCACCTTGCGGGGCCCTGGCCCCGGCGTTCTTTTTGGTGTTGTCCTTTGGCCAGGGGCCATGGGGTTATCCAAGCTCTGCTTGGCTGAGAACATCTGGTGGATCATGATCAATTTTGTGATCGTATCCCAGGCCTGCCTTTTAGTTTGTTTTAGACCAAAAATTTCAAAGATCAGCGGAAGAGCATTAAAGTCATAGACAAATTGAGTCCTTAATAATGAGTATAGGTCCCATATCTCCTTATCTTCAGAAGACAAGACGGGAAGCTTACAGTTTTCGCAGTCCGGTTCAATGCCGTCATTGTCGTAGTTCTCTTCACACTGAGCACAATTTAGCCTGGGGTAATCGATGCGACACTGGGCGTAGGCTTCGAGATTCGAGTTTTTTTTCCTGTTGTGATGTTGTCGGCATCGCACGCCTCAATGATCTGCATCTTGACTGAACCAGGGAGCTTGATTTTATTCTTCTTTTCGCAGGGCACATCCTCGCCTGTTGTTGGTGATTTGATATGCCCCCAGCCTGTTACCATGTAATCAAGCAGGTCGTCATTTACGGAACGATCATCTACCTCCTTGATCCATTCTCCTGTCCGAAAGTTCTTTTTCTTTTTGGTATGCTTCTTCTCAATTTCATTATAGTTCGCTGAATCGAATCTTCTCAGTTCAAAATAACTGTCGCCAACATCAAGCCTAAAGCTTTCTTCATCGTCGATTATTTCTATGAAGGGCATTGCGGTTCTCCTTATGGGTTATTGGGTTCGTTGGGTTCTGGGGTCAAATCTTCGTTGATTTGACCCCATTCCTTTATGCCAACGGGTCTGTGGTTCGTTTGTTCGTTACGTCAATCTGAAACGGCTTTGTTATTCCGGTCATGCCCAAGGGTGCTGAATCTGTCCCCAAAAGCCTAAACGTAAGGCTGTTTGGGATCTTGCCCGGGCCAGCCGCCGGAGTATCGACATCCGTGACCTTGAGGTTCGGCATGGTGATTTTAAAATCGTAATAATATGTGTCCTCAATCAGGGTTCCTTTCAGATAGATCTCGGCCTTCTTTTCCGTAAATGCCTCCCAGTCTGCAAAAAAGTCATGGTTTGCATCATCGTATTTCGGGAAAGTGAGCTTTAAGGTTGCCTCAGGGAAGCCTGTCCCGATCGGCTCGTCAATCCCTTCTGCCCCTACCACAATGTCACCCTCAAGGGGCCTGTTGAATGTCAGCTCAAAGCTTGCCGGATAAACCTTGTCGCCATCTGCAAGGGCAATTGCGGACTTGTCATTGATTTTGACTGTCGTGTCGCTGTTCATGATTATCCTATTTGACTTGTCAGGATAGGTCACGTTTGCCATAGTCGCAGCTGTGTTTATTACAGAATCCGTCACAAGTTTATCAGGGAGTGTGTTCAGGGTGATTTTCATTGGGGCATACATCTCTCCTGATAACGTAAATCCATGCAGCTTAATGCTCGGAAATTCATGGACAACATCGGACTTTTTGAGCATTGCAAGCGTGGCAAACAGACCATAGATCTCGTTTGCCATGACATAGCTATTTATGTATGCAGCGGTTGCCCCCTGTATCGTAGGCACGCCGGCCGTTCCCATAATCAGCGCCAGGGCAACATCAAGCCCCTCATAACGCATGTATGCCTCCAGGTTTCCGGCCACATTCCTTTTGCCCTTGTCGGTCTGGTGATGGAAATATGCACCCAGACTGTCATCTGCCAAGTCCTCTATTGTCTGCTTTATGGACTCGCTCAAGATCAAGACGCCGTCGGTGGCCCCGCAAGCAAGCGCAGTGCCCCAGGCGGCCGTCTTTTTGAGGCCAATTATTAGTTCTCTTCCTGTTATCGGATCTCCCATGATGTGTTACCTCCTTTTTGATCGGTTTAAGTCTTTATCTTTTGTCTTTTATTCTCTGTGTTCTCTGCCTGCCCCGTAGCTCCGTGAGATGGTACTGGGGTGAGAGACTCCTTCGCTTTTAAGGTCTTTGGTTCTTCCTTCTCTGCCTTCTTCAAAAGACCGGATTTTAGATATTTCTCCACCTCTTTGTCTGACAATCCTTTATCCTTGGCGGTGAAGGGCTCGCCTGTGACAAGCTCCCCTAAAACAGGGTGGTATGTCTTTGGCCCTGGGCCTGTGTATATGACTTTCATGATGTGCCTCCTTTTTTTAGGTTCAGGGGTTCAAGGTTCACAGTTCAAAGTTAAAGACAAACCCCTTATGGTCGTTCCTCTAATTTCTGATATTCATAGGTTATGATTTTGCGCTGCAATATCATGTCCTCATAACCGATTGTCTCGCTTTCTGTTTCCTCAACCGGAAACGCCAACTCCATGCCGGTTATTGACAATAAGTTGTCATTTAAGGAGTTGTGGATATTGTCTCTTATTTCCAGCACGCCATATATACGCGGCATTGTCTGGCCTATTATTGGGATCTCCCCGGCCTTCAAAAGCTGGTAGATTATGATATTTACCTGATAATGGACCTCCCAGTTTTCGGATGTTTCAACAAGATGGTCCACCGGACCGTCCTTAAGGCCAAGGGCCGGGAAGCCTGCGCTTATGGGTATCATATCAGGGTCCGGCGTTATAAAGATGTCGGTGTCGCTTATATAGCTCAAACTGGCATCGCCCTGAAGCTGAACCTTGATTGCTTCTATAAGTTCTTTCATTCGATATATTCTCCGGCCATTTTGCGCAAAAACAATGTCTTGAAATCCTTCAACATGTCGTTATAATATTTCTGATAAAAGGCCCCCATGATATCGCGGGACGGGACCTTGACTGATTTTGTTTCTTTCCTGAGATGTATCCCGCATGAATGAAGCATCTCCCTTTTTGCTTTTGTGATCCTGATTCGATATCCATCAACGCTCTTTCTTGCTATTCTTGCCTGCCATGCCGTGCCTCCGATTCCACGAAAACCAAGCGTTAAGGTTTTTGTGGAGTACTGAACATGATAAGTTATCCCCTTATGCAGCGGTGATAACGGTTTGTCGGGATCTGTAGGGCCTCTGCTATACTTTGGATCGCCTGGGGTATTTCGATATAACACCTTGGGTGCAAGGCCTAATCTTCCGCCTTTAAGTTCTGTTTGTGCGATTTGAGCATAATTCCAACCGACCTTTGAAAGGGCGATAGTCTGCGCCTTATTAAGGTTTTTCTTCTGGTCGTCAGCCCACTTCTGGATGCCTTTTCCGGCCTTTGCGATCCCTTTGAATTTGATTGCGAGCATCTTTTATTTTGCCTTTAAAGTTGCCTTCTTTCGGAACGTGTCAGGCGCAAGCGCCATATTCCCGTTGCCTTTGGGCCTGCCAGGTTTTCTATTAAATACCAGGTCTCTCCATCGATCGTGAACGTATCGCCCTGGGCGTTTGGGCTTGCGACCTCGCTCTCCTGAACTTCTATTATCATCTCGTCTGCCGCCGGTTGCGGGTCCTGTAACGACTCGTCGCTTGCATTAATGATGATTTTTACGGTCTCCCCAAGGATTGATCCTAAAGGTATATAAGTGACGCTTTTTGCAAACTCATCCGTATTGAAAAAGATGCTATCAAGATCGCTTTCCATTTGGGTTTTCAGGGTCATCTGTCCACCATCACAATATCGATAGATCGATTTTCCTTTCTGGTCTGATTAGTAATTATCTCATTGACAATACGATAGGTCTCCCCGACAGTTCCGCCGGATAGCCATATCGTTGTCGTGGTGTCAGTTTTGCTATCGCTGTCCTTTGTTAATCCTGTGGGGACTGTCCATTCGCTTGTGCTTATGGTCTCCCCGTCTTCGAGCCAAGGACTCCCTTCTTTCTTCCAGTTAAACCCATAATCCAAGACCGCATCAGGATCTTTTGGGATTTCCTTTATTGCCACTTTATCCTCTTATCAGCTCGAAGTTGCGCTACAAGTTACGGTGACTTCCAATGTGTCATTATCATCCAGTACTTTATCGCCTGCACTGAAAGCGCCTCCGCCATAGAGCACTCCAGCCGAGCCGCCTTTTGTGTTTTCTGTACAGATAAAGGCCCCGCCAATCGTTGTACTGTTAGCGCTGATCGTAAAGGTCGCCTCGTTTCCAACATTATCAATGGCCTTAGCTGCAGCGGCATTCCACACAAGGGTAATCCTGTTTGCCTCATCATAGGCGGTCACTTCTGTCCAGCCGGCATGAGTTGTCATATCATCGCCTACAGCAAACGACGGTGTCGTTCCAGTCAGGCCTAAATAATGGAGGGCCGTATAGGCAGCGCCCTTGAAAAACTCTTGCAATTCAAGGGTCAAACCTTCGTCGACAACTAAGTTCTCAATGACATCTTCCCATTTGAGGTTGCCATGCTTGTCAAAGCATCGGAATTTATAAACGTTCTTGAACTTCTTCTGTAGCTCAATGACCTTTGCCTTTGCCTTTGCTCCGGCCCCAAAATTTACGCCCATTTCTCTTTCGAAATCCATTTTACCCTCCTTACCATCCGGACTTATTTGCGTTTATAATTCGATCTTCATGACCTACAGCGATCACCCGTTCTTCCCTACCCACATCAACTACCCGGCTTTCATGGTCTACGGTGATTATCCTTACCTCCCCTGATACGACCATCTCCCTTAGCTCATGTTCAACTGTGACTAACCTGCTCTCTGGGACAGAAATTACAAAAGTAGTTTCACCCTGCAGGACCAATAATGTATCTTTCGTGATATCAAAATCTGCCTTTGCGGCTGCCTTTCCCGCAATGCTCAGGGCCGAATCAAACTGCAAGTCAACATCAACCCTATGTTTGGCCTGGCCTTCAATGTCTGCTGAAAGCCCCTTGTTAAGCTGAATCGCCGCAGAGGCTATCTGCTTGGCAACATTGTCTATGGTCATGTTTTTGGTTACTGCGATGCTGACCTGAGTAACCCCTGCGAGCTTCTGGCTGGTGAGCGTAATAGTGAAATTGCCCGTTGTGCTGATTGCTGCAGATGCCTGAGCAAGGGCCTGAAGAACAGTTGCTATATCGTGGGTCAGGCCTAAAGCTGCATTGGCCTGGGCCTTGCCGATCAGTGAAGCAATATGATTCTTGGAAATAGACAGGTCGCTTGCGGCAAGGGCCTTGCCGATGAGTGAGGCCAGTTGATTCTTTGTAATACCCACATCTCCTAAGGAGGATGCCTTGCCTGTTTCTTCAATGGTTTGATCTTTGTTTATGCTTATGTTGGCCAGTGCCGCTGCCTTGCCTGCCACAGACGCAACAAGGCTTTTGGTGATAGCCAATGCAGATATTATGATATTTTTGGCGGCCTGAATTATTATATGGTTTTTGGATATGGATATGTCGGCTGAAGCGGCCGCCTTCCCAACAGCGGCAACAGCCTGATCTTTTATTGTAGTTAGAGGGGCCTTGGCCGCTGCCTTGCCTACAAAGGCAGAGGAATGATCGGAGACCACAGATACACTGCCCGAAATAATTGCCTTCCTTACAAAAGAAGCAATGTAATTTTTGGCCAAGTCAAGGTTGGCCTTTGTGGCTGCCAGGCCGCCAAAGGAGGCTGTTTGATCTTTTGTGATTGAAACAGAGGACTTTGTAGTTGCCTTTCCAACCAGAGATAGGCCCTGGTTTTTGGTCATGCCAAGACCAGATGCCCCGGAGGCCTTGCCTGCCATAGAGGCAACCTTGTTTTTATTGATAGATAAGGCCCCGCCTGAAGATGCCTTGCCACTGAATGTGACGGCCTTATCCTTGTTCGTGGATATGTCTACTCCTATAATTGCTCCGGCCGATAAGGTCGTGATTGTCGTCTGGAGTATTGCAGAGCCTGAAAAATCAATAACTACAAGTTGCAACTCGTACTCTTGCCCATCTAATGCCCCTGAACCAAAGCCCAATGCCCACTGAATCTCACCATAAGTGCCGTTGCCGATATTCAATAAATAAGCTAAATTATCGCCTTCGTTTTCTACACTGCCATTATCTATAGGAGATAGACAACCTGCTGTGTTAGCTCCTAAAGCTAAAGCATCGGTTAATACTGTTCCTATTCCCCAACGAATCTCAGTATCAGCGCCGACATCGACAAAAGTTCCGCCAGCCCTGCGCCATTGAAGTTTACAGTCAGAATCGGGATTGGTAGAATTCGATAAAACCCATGTGGCTAAGATAAATTCATTGGCTTTATTCCAATCCACAATATCGGCATTGCAGGCCGCCTGCCAAACCCTACTGGCATCAGCTATTCTGGAATCTGTTTGAGCAAAAAGACCCATTTAGGTTATCCTTTATGGTCATCGCAGGGTCAAATCTTCGTAAGATTCGACCCCACTTTGTAACCCTTTGTTTTTAGCTGAAGGTTGAATAACTGGCCATTTGCCAGTAACCATAACCCACGTTACGCATAGCCTTGATGCCGTAATGGTGCACGTCATCGTTGAACTCAAGCTCGCTGCCTTCGGCAATGGCACTCATTTTGATGGGTTCCTCTTCCTGGCGAATAAGGGCCTTGACATCGCTGTCGGTCCTGAAAACCATCATGTTGGTTGTGAGTGCTGAAAATCTCGGGTTGAATTCGGCTCTAAGCTTGAAACCATCAAGCGTTCCAAGGACATTGGTGAATGCTGCGCCTGCGCCATCGGTTATTACCTGTGAGCCAAGGGCTGCCATAAGGGGTGCCCAAAGCTGAGGGGTGCCGACCATGATCAGGAATTCCCTTGCGTCTTCATTAAGAGGCTCACCCTGATCATCTTTATAGGCCATCATATAACCGATTACTCCAAGGACAGCTTCAACCATTTCGGCTGCTGTCGGTGCCGTGGTTGTCGTAACATCGAGCTTTGGCACCTGGGTCGCGGTTAACAGGTTTAATAATGTCCCTGAATCGCCTTCGCTATGGTCGGAGTCAAAGAAATACTGGCCGTCATAGCAAACACCTGAAGTTCCATTGATTAACAAGGTGCTTAACAAAGATGCCCAGTGCGCCAGCGCTCTCCTGGCCTGCTCTCCCACCCTGAGCATGATCTGGCCGGTCTTATCACGCCTGAGATCATCTACCTGGATCTCAAGAGTAGATTCGTATTTCTTATTGAAAATGGTGATTCCATTCTCACGGAATCCCTTGGCCTGCCTACCGCCGACCCATTCCCGCATCTGCGGAACCATGCCGAGCCATTTATAGGTCTCTGATTCCTGGTTTGAGTCAAAAAGCATTGAAATCTGGTTAATCCAGCTCATGCCAGTTAGTTGACTGAGACGGTGATAAAACTCACCGATTATCGCCCTGCTTCCTAATCCTGCTGCTCCCATGATGTTGTACCTCCTATTTCAATTTAATATTAATGATTTCATCTTTCTGCCCACCCCCTCTATCCCCTCCCGCGAGGGAAGGGAAACGAAGAGCGGAATGAATTGTTTGTTATTCTTTTGCCCAGGTTCCAACTATACGAGTTGCAACCCAGCCGTTTGCATCGCCATATTCCAGGTCAATATAATCGCCCCGGCGAGCGGTTGCCTTGGTGTTTATGATATCCTTATCATCAACACCGGCCACATCGACCGATTCGATCATATCGGCTGCATTGGGTGATACGGTAACTATGACAGTTCCAAATGCCCCTCCATTCACAATTCTTATCCCGGCCATGCCTTCTACTGCCGGCAAGGTGATTGCCTTGGCATCAACCGTCATAAACAGGACTTTCCCTGAATCCTGAGCATCCAGGGTCAAATTGTCCGCCACTGTTTGCGCAAACAGGCCTTCATGAGGATCTCGCAGGACATCAACGTCAAATTCCACGATCGCCACACCTGCCGAGACATACCGGCGCATGAAACCGATAAACACGCCGCTCGTTTTCAGGAATGAAAACGCATTGTCGTCCTGGGCATAAACGGGCTGCCCGACATCTGTAATTACAGCGCCGGTCACAGAAAGCTGGATTGCGCCCTTTTTGACGGTACGCACGTTTATTGCGGCGGCGGCGCCCAAGGAATTATCGGCCTTTGCCTCTGCAAAACCGACAAACCTGTCTACCGAGGTCAATGGCCTGGCGTGCCCTGAAGCATCCACAAGCCCAACCGCACCCCCTTCAAAGATTATATCCGCAGCTATCACCGGATATTCGTTACGATCTCCAAGCTCAAGTGCCCTTGGTGTATCTAATGCTAAAGTAGTCATTTGATTTTACCTCCTTGTTTTGTCTTTTTTTGTTTCTTTGGTTTTGTTGATTTAGTTGATTCAATTGAATCTATCGGTTCAGCCGATTTTTTCCCTTCAACTATCTCGACTTCAAGCATAGGCTCATTTTGAAACCTGAGTATTTCGTCTGGCGCAAACCTGCTGTCGGGATATTCAGTCGTAGTTGCAGGATGCGGCATCCCACACCGGCGAAAACCTTCTCTTTGGCTTGTTATCCGGATTATCGACATCATTCCCTCCTTTGCCCTACAGTATGTTATGGTTATAGGGTCCTGTTATGCCTGTTTTGATTTGAGGATTCTGACCTTGCCTTCGCCCTCTGCCTTTTTGAAAGCCAGGTAACGGTCAACACTGCCGCCGAACTCGTCTTGCAGGTCTTTGCTCTCGGCAAACTCGGCCTTCCATTTTTCCTCTCCGGTGAGTTTGCTCAAGTTGCCTTCATCGCCATCCCCTGCGCCTGCGCTTTCCGGGGCCTCTGCGGTCATTTTGGCAAGGATGTCCTGCTTGGCCTTTTCCTGTGCAAATGCCATGAGTGCTTCCATGTTGGCGTCCGGCCCTACGATCTTCTCAAACTTTGCCTTCATGTCTTCACCATAGGCCTGGCCAAAGATGCCAAGGATTCTCTCACGCTCGGCCTTTGAAGCCACTTTTGAGGCTTCCTCTTTCAGCTTGGCGACATCCTCCGGGAAGTTATCAATGGTTATGCCTTTTGATACCTCTGCTGAAAGCGCAACTACCAGATCACCATGATCCTTTTTTAGAATTTCCATTGTTAATTCGTCCATTTGCTTGTTACCTCCTTTTTTGGTATTAGTTATTGGTACCTGTATGTTCCCGCTGTCCTTTAGTGCCTCGGCACTTGTATTGCTGTCGGCCCCGAGGGCGCAAAAAGATGCCTCTTTTAATTCTGTTTTCCTGAAAATAGTTAAAGGGCCTTTGAGTTTTCGGCCATTTACCTCGACCTTTGTACCTTCAGACACATCTTCTATTGACGAAGGCGGGATATAAACGCTCGCCTGCCAGGGAAAACCCTCTTTTGCAAGGGCCATGGCCTCCTGGCCTGACTGCGTTGATTCTGCAAAATTGCCTTCTATAAGCACACCATCATCACCTTTCTTGATCTTCTCGCTCCATCCAACGATCTTTTCCGTAAAGTGATCTTGCAGGACAGGCATTTTCTTTTTGGGCAGTTTTATGCCGGCGATATCAATGATCAGGTTTCCCCAAAACCAATGATTTGGGATTACATCGCCCGAATAGGCATTCATCTTGAATTTGGGTTTTTCATCTTTCGTGCCGATGTCTGAAAACTCAACAGGCTCTCCGGTTAGCCGGGTTGCCTTTAATGGTACTGTTATGCTTTGGTTAGGCATTTTGCCCTCCTTGCGCCACCTTCTCTTTTGGCGGGTCGAATTCAATGTTGTACTTGATTTCAAGTTCCTTGATCTTCACGAGCTCCCTTGCACGCTGCTCAAGGGTCTCGTCGAGGTCCTCACCTCTTGATGCAAGGACCGTTGAAAGTGTTGTCATGTTATTTTTGAGGGATATCTCCGCCCCTTTTGCCTCTTTGACCGGATCTACCCATTGCCAGCCGTTAGGTATCCATTTCGCCTTGCAATACTCTCTTTTGTGTTCAAGAAAGTCCGGGGCATCGATCTCATTCCTGAGCCATGCCTCCTCAATGGCCATTTCCCAGACAGGCTGGCATAAATATTTTGCAAGCCAGATCTGACCCCATTGAAAAAACTTGCGGGCCTCAAGCAGGGATGCCCTGGCGCTTGAGTAGTTGGTTTTAGAGAAGTCTTTTGCGATGAGTTCGTAGGGTAGGCCAAGGGCCACGCCAATAGCCCGGAGGATTTTTTCAATGAAGGGCTCAAACGTGTTGCCCGGGCGATTAGGGGTAAAGCCGGTTACGTCCTCCCCTGGTCCCAAATACTTGATTATGCCGGGTTCAAGATATTCAATCGGCTTTCCTTCGCCGTCTGTTTCTCCAGCCTGGGCCATTTGGCCCATTTCATAAGGATTCGGTGATTTGACAAGTATGGAATAACAGGCCGCAACACGGGCCGCAACAAGCTCGGCCTCCATATAGCTTGCCATGTTTTTGAAAATATCTAAGGCAGGCGCAAACCAGGGGACCCCCCTGCTCTGGCCCGGCCTGTTCTGGTGAAAAAGATGAAATACGTTCGGACGCCCGACAGAATTCCATGCAGGATATCTTTGCCAGTCATCCATCTTGTATGTGCCGACGGTCATGTCTCCGGGGTGTGATTTTTTAATCCAATAGGCAATGGGCTGGCCCCTTTTGCCAAGCTCAATACCGCCCCTGATATTGTCTGCGGTTATCTTTTGAGGGGGAGTATCTAACCGATCTGCCTCGATCAGCTCAAGGGCCAAGGAATAAGGCCGCCGGTCCGGTATCATAAGGGGCAGGAATAGCACTTCGCCGTTTTCAAGGATTTGGCGCTGGATAAGGGATTGAATGTCGTCAAAGTCAAGCCGGTTTGTGCTGTCTGCATTGCGTTTCCAGCGTGACCATACAAGCTCGACCTGGTTTTGGATCTCAATGGCCTTTTCCGTGGCAATGTTGAGTCTTTCGGCATTGATTTGACTCTGCGGCATTATGCCGCTTCCCACAACGTTTGTGACAACCGTGTCGGTTGCGCCTGCTGCAATGCCGTCGTTTCGATTGAGGTCACGGGAACGCTCGCGGAGATCCGGAAGGTCAAGAAGCAGATCCTGGTCTGCGGAGCCTCCGCCTGGCAGCCATTGGTCGTGAGGCCGGTTCTTTTTTGCCCCACGATAGCCGCCGGAAAGCATAAACTCAGACGCAAAGCGGGCGGACTTGCGCTTAAAGCCCCAGGTGGGTGAGATTGTTGATATGGCTTTTTCCAGCCAATTGTCTTTGAGCTCTTGCCTAACTTGGCGTGCTGAACGAGGCATAGTTTTTCCTTCCGCCCTGTTGTGTGCTTAATATTGCGGCATATTCCGCCCTGGTGTCTCTCAGTTCTTTGAGACCCATGTTTACGAGGTTGCGATCGGCTATTGAATAAGAGCGCACTGCGCCGCCATTAAGTTTTGCCAGGATTGCGGCGTCGATTGCGTCTATGATGTCTTGGATTGATGTGGACATGGCTCACATTTTGGCTCCTTTCTAATAAAAAACCGGCCAAATGCGATGGGTGCGACCATCGCACTGGCCGGTTTCGGAGGAAAATTATGAAAAAGATAGGTTAAAGCTTAGAGAAAAGATGTGGTATGTCAAGGAAGTGTTTTTGATATCTTCTGAAAGCTTCTGAAAGTAGTATGTTTTTAATGTTGATTAAGGAAAAAGCAGTAAAACTTAGGAAAACAGCAACTAATTGAAAACCTGGATTCCGGCTTTCGCCGGAATGACAAAATTATTTATAGTTGTTTTTGTAGTTGTAAAACCGCTGATTCAAAGATTCTTATATGGCCACCAGGCAATCTAAACCAGGCAGATGGGGGTATTATCGCATCTTCCGGCTCATCAATGGAAAGCCATTTAAAAACTGTTTGGTGGGTTACGGATAACATTTCCGCAACCTCACTAATCCTGTATGTCATTTCAACCTTTTTTGGGGGCTTGGGTCTCTGTTTTGATTTCGGAACCCAGTCTTTGTTTTCATCAAGCCATGCCATTTAACGACCTTTCATCCATGGTTTGGCGTTTCTCGCAATCCAGTCACCGCCTGCAGGCGATTTCGGCTGTGGAGCCCTATCTCTTGGTTTCGCCCTGTCACGGAGCACGCGAACCCCTCCCTTCCACTGAGGATCAGCACATGCGGCGGCATACAATTCACAATCCAGGAAGTGGTTCGCCCTTGTTTTATGCCAGACAAGTTTTCCACGCTTGTCATAACGCTTTTCCTCTGCCGTGATTTGCCTTGCATAGTCCTTGCCTGTCTCTGAATGAACATAAAAATATTGAGGGCCTTCTTCTTCAATCTGCAGACGATAATGAAGGGTTTCCTTGAATTCCGCAGTATCTATAAGCCAGAGTACCAGCCCGCCGGGGATTACATGCCCTTTACGCCCTGGCATCTTATCAATCAATGTTTGCCTGACCCTCGTTGACATAGCCCCTGAAGACCCCTTGACCCCTGAGACAACACCCCTCCCATGATTTCTCAGCCAATCATAGACTTCTTCTGTGCTGGTTTTATCTTCCTCCCCGCCCTCGCTTCCACCTGTGTCTATTGCAGCCCTCCATATTTTCATGTGGTCATCAATACCATCGACCGGATAAACATCTTCAAAGATTATCTGGTATAATTCATCCCATGAAAAAATGACCCCATAGCGTATCAACCATGAGCGATAATCCCTTGCCCATGCCCTTATCACATACTCTATGTGCCGCTTGTGGACATCGCATCCCAACGTCAGCGCTATTGCATCCTTATGAACCACTAAGGGGGGCAGATCACAGCGATGATCCAGTATTTCAGATTCGCTTGTGACCTCAATCCTGGAGATAAATTCCTCACCAAGCCAATCGGTTACAAATGCCCGTTGTTTGCCTAACGGATCTACGTCTGAAAGCTCGGCGGTTATATATTTTTGCACAATATCGCCGAACTTGAGCCATGGCGAATATATTGATGATAGCCTGGATGCAATAGACTCCAACTGTACCCCGCGGTCTTCATGTAATTTGAATAAATCGGCAATAGAGTCCTCGGAAGGCTCCGGGTTCTCAATGGACATATCAAACCAGCCTGCGCCGTTTGATTTATCCAGCATCCATTCCCTGTGGCTGTCGTCTATTTCCTTTTTACAGAATTTACACTCATAATGAGCTGTTGATTTGGCAGTGTAGATCCGGTCATTCTTTTTTAGAGCCTCTTTGTCATTATATTTGATCTGATCCCAGCTATATGTTTGGAGCCGGTTGCAAAATGGGCATGGTACAAAATATTGTAATATAACCTGGCAAAGGGCCTCCTGGCGTGTGATATTGCCTTCTTCTATGGTAGGACTGGAAACATCCACGACCTTTCTTATGTCCTGGAACGATTTGAACCGTTCAAGAGATAATTCCATAGGGTCGCCGGCGTCCCTGACGAGATCAGGAAAATCATTAATTTCATCCCTTAAAATATTGCGGCATGGCTTTTGTTTCAGAGGAGTCGGTGAATTTGAGCCGACAATATAAAGGACCATGCCGGGGAATACCATCTCTCCTGTCTGATATTCGCCGACATCTAACGAATGCTTTTTATTCAAGGCAGTGCTATTTTCAATCAAGGGTTTGATACGATTGCGGGAGACTGAACGCAGTTCTTTATCGGTTGGATATATCAACATTGCGCTATAGGGGTCTTGATCTATTATGTAGCCAAGTATATTATACAAAACTACTGACTTACCTAACTGCGTAGCCCATTTAAGCACAAGGTGATGGATATATGGGTGCTTGTATAAATCCTGGATGTCCTTTTGGTAGGGTGTCCGCTGCCACCTGTACGGACCGGGTTCTCTTGATGTTTCTTTGAGCAAAACAATGTTGTTGTTTGCCCACTCAGACACTTCAATAGGCTCCGGTGGCTTGAGTGCGGCCTTTTCAATATCCCACAGGTCAAATTTTAGCGCTTGGTTCGTCCGGTTCATTTTCTTCTATTAGTTCTTTTTGTTGTAATTCACTTAATTGCTCACCGCGTGAGTAGGTGTTAAGAATAAAATTGGTGTCATCTTCTAAGATCTTCTGGCATTCCTCGGCGGTTTTGTTTGTAAGCCTTAAGCTCAGGCGACGGCCACGTTCCATAAGCGCCCTTTTAAATTCCACGGCACGGGTTTCAAGGAGATTATCAACAATATCTTTGGATATTAGTTCACCCTTGAGTTTGAGATATTCCAGCTTTTCACGGCGGCCACGATATTCCCTGTAAAAACCTTCCCAAAATAGCTTGTCGCCGG